TATTAGCCACTCTTTGAACATATGCTTCGACATCTTTATCGTCCATATTACCAACAAAGACTTTAAATACCCTTCTTTCAGGAGCCCTTGATGTTCTATATATTAACATTGCATCCTCAGAAAGGATAAGTTGTTTCCATATTCTTCTACCTTTTTCTAACATAGAAGTACCATATGGTAATTTACGGTCATCACCTAATAATCTAAAATGTGCAACTTCCCAAGTATTGAATACGACATCCTTAGTTTGCCATAAAAATTTAAGTGAGTCATTATCAGTATCAGTACTATTTCTTTCAGGTTTAATTTTCATACCCCTTTCCTGACGAGTAATTTCAATATTAGGAAGTTGTTGAACTCCCATCACACCTCTTTCAGGGTCTAATTTTAAATAAACAAAATTATCACCGTATTTACAAGTATTTCTTGTCCACATAGGTAAATTAGTGCTAATGTCCAATCTATTATTAAATAGGTCACCTAATACCGATTTAATTCTTTTACTTTCTGAATAAATTTGTAATATAAATCCATCCTCATTTGAAGTTGTCGATTCTTCAGCATAGATATCTAATGCTGCTGAAATCTCAGGAGTATACTCCATACTTTCATAATCGTAGAAAGACGCTAATCGGGTTGGTTCGTAATATACTGCTTGAGTATATAAGTTATTTTCAATCTTTTGCCATTGTTGACCAAGATATAAAGTCTGTTGTGCTTGAAGTTTTTCTCTTTCATACTCCTTCTTATCTGGAGTCTTTAAAAGTTCTTTTTTATCAAACTTAAACACAGGCGCTTGTTGGTCCAATGTAGAATCAGGACCAAATACCTTAGTAAGTCTTTGCCATACTGTATAATTTTGTTGTGCCATATGTTCTTTTTACATAAATAGTAAGGTTATTTGAATTAAACTAAATGTTTAAATTCTTCCAAATAACCAAGAATTGTTTTGATAGTCTTGTTTTGTTGCTTCTTGACCCATTCTTTGGTGGTTTATTCCCATTCCTGTAGAGGTCAATGCGGGATTAAAATTTCTAGTACTACTCTTTACTGGAGTCTCATTTACCATCCAACTATCCATCATCGCCTTTGTATGTTCAGTAACTCGCTCTAATTGAGTAAATGAGTTCTCACCGACATATATAGCCATTGCAATAGCCATTATTAAATCATCATGTTGACCTTTTTGGTGGTCAGGTCTACCATTGATATAGATGAATGTCTTTAACTCGTTTAACAGTCGTGTTGAACGTATCGCAAAATCATGTCTAAGAGACTCCTCAAAGGTCGATACGATTTGTACACGTTTATTATTAAAGTTTAGTCCCGGTATCTTATCTATAGTGGATGGATTATATTTCCATTTATCGGCAACATTTACCCCCTCAACATATAAATTCTTATATCCTAACTCTTGTAGTTTTCTTGAAGTAGCAACACCCATACCTCCAGTAATGTCAATAACCACAAAAGCAGAGTACATAGTAGCCCATTTAAATGCTATTTCAGCAGCAACATCAGGAGGTATTTTACCTAAATATTCTAAAACTTGTTCCCTTTCTTCAAAATCGATAATAGTAAAGGTTGTAAAATCCTCACTATCACCACGAGAAACATCAATACCCATTATATATTTATGTCCCTCTACCGGCTCTTTCCATTGCCATAAGGCACCTCCCATGAATTTATTTTCAGGTTCCTTTATAGACTTTTCTTTAATGATTTCAATCGTTTCACTTGGAATAACATTATCTCCTGAACCCAAGAAGTTACACTCTAATTCTTGAGATATCTTTCTTCGGTCGAATTTAAGTTTCTTAGCCATACCTTCAAACCATGAAGAATAAACTTTATATCCGTCTAATAAATTACGTTTAATTTTATCGTTATCCCTTTTACGTGGATGTATGTGTGAATAATCGATAATGATTTTACTATCATCATATTCATTACGATTTAACATATAATGAATTATATCCTTACATTTAATAAGTTTTAAGTCACTAGCATATCTTGGGTCACGATACCAATACATTTCAGTTATCTTAAAGTCGTTCATCCCTCTAACTGCTTGGTCATAGATAGTATAATATATTGGGTCAAAACCGTTAGGTGTTGATATCACAATTACTTTACCACCTGTAGATAATGAAGCCATACAAGCAGACCAAAAATCACCATCGGCATCGATAAACGCGGCTTCATCAAAAATAAGTATAGTTGGAGTATACCCACGAAGAGCATCTTTAGATGTTGCTACTGCCTTAACTTCACACCCATTACTTAATTTAAAATGTCTTTGTGAATTTTTTTCAGCCGAAAATGTGACTCCGAACCATAATGGCCATTGGTCAACAAATCCTCTTACCTTATTAGCGAACTCCATAGACGTATCTAGTTTATTCGCAATAATCAATACTTTTTCAGGTTTCTTTTTAGATGCGGTAATAACTTTCTTAGATGCCCATGCTGCGGTTACTGTTGAAACACCAGCTTGTCTGTATTTTAGAGCAATATTCTCTTCGTGTTCATCATAATCACGAATAAGTGTATCTTGGTCAGGAAATAATTCTAAAGGTACGTATTTAGATTGGGTATTATCGTAAGTTTGTAGATAGGTTTTTAATGCGTAAGAAGTGTCTTTTACACATTTTGAGTATTCCAATAAAACTTGCTCTCTTGATAGTCCCATCTATACATAATAAGTTTTTTTTATGATAAAGAAATACCTAAGTCACCTAGTAAATCCGAAAGACCACCATCATCATCTTCATCATCATCAGAGTATTGGTCCATCGCGTCTTCATATTCTTGAGATTGTAACTCTTCAATAATTTCATCAACCATCTTAGATACAATTTTTTTACCATCATCAGAACCAGACATAATCATTTTTGCCACATCAAAAAATTCGTCAGTCGTTAAAGATGAGAATCTTGAAAATAAGTAATTTTGTATTTCTCTTAAATCGTCATCATATAATTTTTCAGGATAAGCTTCCATAAATTTTTCCCAAATAACTGGACCTAATCTTAAATCCCACACCTCATATGGTAAAGTATCTTGTGAATTCATAACCATTTCAGCGGCTTTAGGTTCATCAGGTAATCCTTGAGTACCTAGTACCTCGTAAACTCCTTTAATTAACTCGTGTACTAATATCGGGAAAAATAACCCTTTAGCCTTAATAGTTGGTGGGTCAGTAGTATCATCTACCTCTTCTTTACCTTCCATACCCTCTCCACTCTCTGCTGCCTTCATAACCATTTCATCAGGTAAAATCCAATATAATAAGTCGTTAACTGACATTATAACCCCGTAAAGATTTAATAGTTTAGGGTCAATCTTATTTAATTCTTCAGATACTAAATGAAACATATAGTGTCCTTTTTTAGAAGCTCCCTGAATAAGAGAATTAATAAAACGTCTCTTAGACTTTTCTAAGTCAAACTTTTCAAAAGCGGCCATAAAATTTTCTAAGTCGTCCTCTGCATCATCTTCACTAACACCAAATTGGTCAATAACGTCCTCATCTTCAGGTTCTTCGGAGTCTTTTTTCATTCCAGACATATCAATCTGACCAGGCATTGAAGTTAACTCAACATCAAACTGAAAGGCATTTTCAGGTAATGACATCTCTTGTTTTACCAATGTAACCGCAAGTTGTTCTAAATATCCTTCGTTATTTGATTCTATTTGTTTAACCTCTTGTACGGCTTTCATCATCATACCCTGTAGATTCATTAATTGATTTTGAGTCACATCGGGTACCCCTGTATAACTCTTAACTTTCTCAATAACATCACGAAATCTTTTAGATGCAATTAATTGCTCAAAAGAGTTGTCAAGTTCATCGTCATCCTTTCTAGGTAATGCCGGATTATCAGACATCGGGGTATCTCCCGTTTCCAACTTAGACTGTATTCCTTGGTCCATTCTTTCAGGTCCATCGTATTCAATTTGTTCTTTTATTCTCTTACTCATCTTTAAATGTGATATTTAAACTATTAAATTTAAGGAATTCAGGTAAATCTGAATTAGTTTTAGCTTTAGGTGCCGGTTTATGTTTCGGCTTATAAGGAGATTTTCTATCCGGTTTAGTACGTGTAGGTGATTTAGTAGGTGCTTCTTTTGTACCTGGAGAATCTTTTATATCCGGTGATTGTTCGATAATATCTATTAAATCTTTTTTAGTCATAGTAGGTTTGTTAATGTCTTTAATCAAAGATACGATATTTTCTTCAATCTGTCTAACTTTATCACTATGTTCTTTAAGGTCTTTCGATACTTGACTAACACATGCATCAAACTTCTTCTCAGCGTTTTTCTTCCATGTTTTTTTAGGGCCATACTTAGATTGTATACTATCCATACAAATCGCATATTCATTATCTTCTTCAAACATACCTAATGATGTAGGTGCTTCTGGAGCTTCCGCCCCTTTTGGACCTCCCTTTGGTTTAAAAGTAAAATATTTACCAATAGGTTTATTCATTTTCATATTACCAACTAAATCCTTGGCAATTCCTTTTTTCATCTTTCCTCTTATAATACTATTCTCTCCCATTGCCTTTCTATCGTTATCTGAATCATCATCCATACCGTCAGGCGCCATATCATCTTCATCATGTGGCATTTCTTGACCCGTAGCCGTTTGCATCGCGACATCACCTAAAGCATTTGAAGAATCAATCTCTTCATCTACGGGGATTTCAAAGGTTGTGGATTGTTCGTTATCACCTAATTCTATATCAACATCATATGACTCTCTATCTTTAGCTGGTTCAAACATTTTCATTAACATATTAAAGTCATCTTTAAAATAACGTCTTAAATATAGTCTTTTGGCATTATCGATTAAACCCTGTCTATCTGTTTGATATTCCTCCCAATCATCCCACCAATGGTCAACTGCAGACTCGGCCGCAGATTCTAAATCAGAACTAAATGGACTTGGCATATCTTCAGGTTCACCTAACTCATCATGAATTGATTTATTAAAGTATGACTGGTCTGAACTTCCCCATTCATTTAATTCTTCTTCTCCTAATTCTTTAGTTAGTTGTTGTGCAAATTGATTTGCTTGAGCTAAATCAGACTTTATTTTGTCTACTTTAGTAGGGGTATCCCCTTGTTCTTTCACTATTTTTTTATGTAAAAGATTGATTTGTTTTTCACTAAGTCGTTTAAGAGTCTTTACCTTAAACCCTTCTTTAAGTAATTCTATTATGTTATTTTTTGTATTCATCTTCCATAAAACTTTTTTCGTAGCTCAATACGATATCTCTTTCGTAAAGTTTATCCTCAACAGATTTAACACTGTCTCCATAATGAAAAACTAATCTTTTAAATTTTTCATTTAAAATGGCTTCACTATCTTCATTTTCCCAAGCTAAGGATATTACCCTATCGATTGCATCATATACACCGAAAAAATCTGAGTTTTGTATTAAATGTAAATCTATACCGACATTTCGTAGTACGCCCACTTTTTTTATAAACTTAATTTGAGGCGGTGAAGGGTTACCATTTGCCGGTTGTGTATCCCATTCATCGCCCCATACATCGTCCATATCGGAAAATATAAATTCATATATATTATCCCCTTTATAGTTGGGTCCTAGTTCATTAACATAAACTA